GCAACGACCGTCACACCATCAATTGTCAGCAATCCTGACAGCGCAGCCAAGTTAACCGTACTAGCTACAACGCAAGATGCCTTAGCATCCAATCCCTGAGCAACAGAATCAACGTAAGACTTGTTGGCAATATCATTTGCGCCCGATGGCGTCGTCGTAATTGATCCAGTCGTCAGCGTGACAGCATCGATCGTGGTGTTTGAGGCTAGAGTCAGTTGACCCTGAGCGTTGACCGTGAAGGTAGGAACCTGATAAGAAGAGCCATAAGCAGCCGCCGTGACAGCGGTGTTGGCAATTGCAATGGTGCCCGTTGAGGTGATCGGGCCACCAGTCAGACCCGTCCCCGTGACAATTGAGGTAACGCCTGAACCGGAAATAATTGCACCCCAAACACCATTGGCATACCCCTCAAAGGTAGCGGTCGTGGTGTTGTAGCGCAGAATTCCGTTAGTGGGCGCTGCGCTGCGTTGAGCAGTGGTGCCTACTGGGAGGGTTACGCCGCCCGTACCCGGCACAATTGGGTCAGACGACAAAGCCACCGTGGCAATTGAGCCAACATTACTAACATTAATTTGATTGGTTGTCCCAGACACCGAAGTGAGCGTACCGTCACCAATACCAAACGTCTGCCAAGAACCTGCGTAGTAGCCCTCAAAACGAGCCGTATCAGTGTTGTAGCGGATCTGACCAGTGGTAGCCCCACGCTGTGCGGTCGTGCCGTTAGGGAGGGTGATCCCAGCGGTGCCGGGCGCCACAAAGTTACTCGCCAAACTAATCGTCGGCGTCGAAGATCCATCACCACCTGTCACGCCAATCTGATTGCCCGTACCTGTGATCGTCACAGGCGAAATGGTCGAGCTACCGTTCAGCGCAAGAATGCCTGTGCCTGACGCATTTGCAATCGCCTGCGCAAGACCAGTCAGTTGGAATGTTGGGTTACCTGCAACCCCATTACCATCGGTGACCGAGATGCCGTTGCCGCTAGTAGAAAGCGTGCGAGCAGCGATAGTGTTTGCAGCGGTCTTAACAATGACGCCAGTGCTAGCAAGTTCTAATGAGTAAGCCGTACCATTAAAAGAAATTGTGTAAGCGCCCTGAGCGCCGCCGTCAGTAATTCCAAGACCTATGCCAGCCGAAAAGTATCGGCTGTTGGGTAATAGAGGTTGCTGACCAACAGTTAAAAAAGGCTGCGTAAGCGATGGGCTTTGTGTGATCGCAGCTACAGTAGTTTGTACTGTCAACCCATTTTGAACAATCGGCACAAGCTCCAAGCCAGTGATGGCGCTCGGAGCAGTAGGAAGTTGCGAAATTCTAATATCGGCCATAATCAAGGACTCAAATTGTTGAGGTTGCCATCGTTTGGCGTATTACCTTGCTCAGGAGATATTGGACTATTTCCTAGTGTCTCTGTAATAATTGCATCATGGTTCTCGGCCACATCAGCATCGGGGCGTGGAAATCTTAACGAAATCTTCTCCGGCTGACGTGCAGGTAATCTATACGGGTCAAACTGATCGCTACAACCTTCATCGCACACTCTCAAGCCAGGGATATTTCCATCCGCACGAATGCTTGAGTACGCACGCTTCATTTTGCATCGATCACATATTGCTATGCTTAAAGATGAATTTCCAAGCGTATTGAGAAACCTTGGCATATTATAACCTTAGCTGGTGTAATAGCTAATATTTGGAGCAAAGTAAATTGGAGACTTATCGCGCTCTTCCTGTTCAGCGAGCGCCCAGTACTTATCCCACTGAGCTTCACAATACGCGATGCGCGCGGGATCGACTTGTGGCAACTCCATCGCCATTTGGTGCGATAGTCCATTTTGAATGGCCATGTACCAGCGCTGAGGAATTTCTAACTCGCCATTTAAATCACCTACATCTTGGATTTGGCGGCTGACCCAGAGTTCCAACATTGGCTGAATGCTATTGCAAACTGGCCAAATATACATAGACGGCTGCGGAATAGTGCGATCAAACCAAAATTGCAAGGGCCGATTACTTGTAAAATTTCTATTTGGCAAGCTAGAATAGTCATCGCGGTTCATCCTAGCCATGTTAATGGACATAGGCATAGTGCCAAATACCACTTGGTAGAACCCCATATTCGCGCCAGCAGACTGCTTGATGCGCCAGAAAGGCGCTGTCGCGGATAGATTTAAATCATAATAAATCCATGTGCCCGCGGTCCAAGTAACTGATCCGGGCGCTTCTGCGGTCACCCAAGTCGTCCCGTCCTGTGAATACTGTATTTCTATGGTCACAGATCCAGACATAGCTGGTAAAATACCTACCGTTGAAATATAAACTGGGTTTCCGGTGCCGTTCGCTATGCCAATGTAGCCGGTATTAGTGGTTAATTGGCAAATATTTTGGCCAACGCCATCAAAAGCATTAGAGGTGATGCCTGAAGAGCTGTTATAACCGGTGTTGACTGACGTGACTGTACGATAATTGGCATTTAGGACATCCACGGTGCCCACAGGAAGCGTATAAGACAGTTGGTCAGGTACTAGACCAACGATAACCTTGTCGATGCACCAATAATTGATGCCCATGTTCACAAGATTAGAAAGTAAATAGTATAAACTTTGCTTGGCTGATAGTACTTGCTCCGAAGTCAGCTCTTCGGCAAGCTTACCTGCGCGACGAGCTCCATGGTCAATAAGTGTTTGAACCGAAATTACAGTCTGTCCAACAGTTCCACTAGTGCTCATTTACCACCCCGGACATTTCCATCGTTTTAGTGAGGCTTTTGCACGAGGTGCATCGCCACTTGCGTGCTTAACGACTCCGCTCATGCGAGCGCAAAATGAATCTTTACGAGAACCCCCCTCGGGCTGAGGCGCTTTTAGGTTGCTTCCCGTCTCTCTATTGTATTTGGCACGACCCTTGGCTGTGAGTCCAGCGCCGCGCTCAACAGATAATTTTTCACCACGGCCTACTGAAAGTGATACATCGCCGCCGTCTTTCTTCTTAGCGGTCTTGGCCGATTGCTTAAACGCCTCAGCAGTCGGTGCACCGGCACTTCCTACTTTGCGCATTTTCTCACCAGAGCCTTCTGCAATGCGTTCACGCTTGGCATGGATATTCTCATATAGACCACCGCCTTTCATGGTCTTATCTGCTTTTGCAAACTCTCTACCCACTTTCTGAGGGATACCAACTTTCTTGGCAAACTCAGGACTATGGGCCACCGCTTGCATCAAGCGCTTCTGCTCAGGTGATTTGCTTGGCATGATTAGTTTGTAGGATTTACATAATGCTTTTGCATTTCTAGAATAATCGTATAGGTATCACCTGCCGATCCATCTAGCGTTGTAAACGTAATGACACCCGTCTTACCGGCGCCTGCGTTATTCCACAAACCGCCAAAGCCAGAAAAGTCTTGGGTGTAATTTGTATTCTGTGGGATTGTTCCAATGACCACTGGCGCAGTGGCTGCCCAATTTAACTGAACTTCTAAGCCGTGGGTCAACGCGTGTATCTTTAAAATGCTTACAGCATCACAAGCACCACCGGCATTTGAAGGTAAAAGCGCAGAAGGCGTGACTTTTGCCACAGCGGATTCGTTCTCCGTTGTGCTCATGGTGGTATAAAACTTCATAATAGCGACGCGCTCGCCGTCAAACAATGTCTGCGAGGTGGCAGTAATAGTCATAAATATCTCCAAAAAGCAGGGGGCGAACCCCCATGCTTATCTAAAAGGAACCGCCTTTTTTCATGGCTTTATGGCCTGAACCGCCTTCGCACATCATTTTAGCAAAGCCGCCATCTTTATAGCCACCTTGACCATTAACTACGCCGCCAGTTGCATACTTTTGGATAATTCCGCCAGTTGCGTATTTAGGCATACCGCCTTTTTTGTAGCCGCCTTGAGCATTAGCCACACCGCCAGTCTTAAGACCTTTATGGGCCTTTGATGCCGGTTTGCCTTCATGAGACATTAATTCTTTCTTAATGCCTTTAATCTGGCTTTCTTCTTTCATGTGCATTGCTTTGCTTTCAACTTCGCCGCCTTTTTTACGCATCATAGGGCGAGCAGCAGCTTGTTCCGCCATGGCCGCTTCCATCATAGCTGCACGAGGATCAGGGCGACGAGCAGGCATAGGACGACGACGAGTCATTGCGGGAGCTGCCGCAGCGGCCGCTTGCAATGCGCCCATAGGCATACCGCCATCGGCCATTTTGGCCTTACCGCCTTTCTTCATACCTTTACCAACTTCATCAACTGAAGGCTCAGTTGTTTCCATCTTTGACATGCGTTTGAAACCCATGATCTACTCCTTAGGCTTGTGTGACGCCGAGTGCGCCGGTACGAGTTGAGTTTGGACCAACAGCGATCGCTGGCAACAAGATACCCATTACAGTGCGAACAATACCGTTTGACGCAGTGGCAGGCACATAAGTCCCACGCACGTCGCCTGTGGTGGTCGTTGCAGTTGCAGTGTCAGCGGCGACAAACGTACCAGCATCTTGTGCCAGAGTGTTGTTGCTCTTAACGCTTGCA